CCACAAAATGTTCAGGAATCAAATGAAAATCTTTTTCGTGCTAAGTGGAATCTTCCAGAAGCAGCAAGACATTGTGGAATGACTAATAAAGAAATGAAACTAACTTTTTTTGAGTATCTAAAATACAATAAATCTGATTATGAGTAAACTAAAAACTCCCTTACGTTATCCTGGTGGAAAAAGTAGAGCTGTCACCAAGATGCAGCAATATTTTCCTGATTTAAAAAATTATGATGAATTTCGTGAACCTTTTCTTGGAGGAGGTTCTGTTGCTCTTGATGTAACTCAACTTTATCCAGATCTAAGTATTTGGGTAAATGACCTTTATGAACCATTAGTTAATTTTTGGAAAATTCTTCAAAGTGATGGAGAAAGACTTTCTGAAGATCTTCTTAATATAAAAAAGAAATATAATATTCCAGATAGAGCAAAGGTTGTGTTTCTTGAGTCAAAAGAATATCTTACTCATAAAAAATCAACAAGTTCTCAGTTTCATCTTGATCGCGCAATATCTTTTTATATTGTAAACAAGTGCTCCTTTAGTGGTCTTACTGAAGCATCAAGTTTTTCTCCACAAGCATCCGATCATAATTTTACAGAAAGAAGTATTGGTCTTCTTCCTGAATATTCAAAAATAATTCAAAACTGGAGAATTACAAATCTTTCTTATGAAGAGTTAGTTTCTGATAATCATATTGGTGCTTTTGTTTATATGGATCCTCCTTATGATATTAAAGATAATCTTTATGGAAAGAATGGAGAAATTCATAAGGGATTTGATCATGATAAGTTTGCCGAAGTTTGTAATAACACAAATATGAATATGATGGTGAGTTATAATTCAGACCAACTTGTAAAGGATCGTTTTTCTGGAAAAGACTGGAAAGCATATGAGTTTGACTTAACTTATACAATGCGTTCTGTTGGTGAATATATGCGCGATCAAAAACAAAGAAAAGAACTTTTGCTATTAAATTATGACTTACGAACTGAAGGACTGGTTGAATTCAATCAATCAGTCAAAGCAGAATCTGATGAATGAAGACCCCAATGCAAAAAAAGATTATGCACCTTATATAATTAATCGTTGTTTATCTGGTCATATTGATTGTATATTATTTGCTAATGAAATGAATCTTCATCATTCTTTAGATAAAGATATGCAATATTCATTTTATCTAAATAGTCTAAGGAAAAGGAAAAGATATTCTCCTTGGCTCCGAAAGGATAAAGTCACAGACTTAGAATGCGTAAAAAAATACTATAATTATAGTAATGAAAAGGCATCCCAATCTCTGAAAATTTTATCAAAAGACCAAATTAACTTTATTAAACAACGACTTGATACTGGAGGAACAAAATGACTACTGCACATACAACAGTAGAACCTGAAGTTCATTGGTCACAAGACCAGATGGTTGAGGTGATTTTAAATGAACCTGATGATTTTTTAAAAGTTCGTGAGACTTTAACACGAATCGGAGTCGCATCTCGCAAAGAGAAAAAAATATACCAATCTTGCCATATTCTTCACAAGCAAGGTAGATATTATATTGTACATTTCAAAGAATTATTTGCTTTGGATGGTAAATATGCTAATCTGACTGTGAATGATGTTCAAAGACGTAATCGTATTGTTCGTCTACTTGCTGATTGGGGACTTATAACTATCGTAAATCCAGATTCTGTGACAGATATTGCTCCTCTAAATCAAATCAAAGTTCTTGCTTATAAGGATAAGGGAGATTGGATTTTGGAACAAAAATATAATATTGGTAAACGTAGTAAGGAACAGGAAACCGAATAAAAATGTGCGGGAAACAACATCCCGCTTTTTTTATGTTCTGAATATATACTAATGATGTTGCCTTCGGGGACATTATTAACTTACAGACGCTTTAAGGAGGTCTATTATGTTCGGAACAAGTTCGCTTACACTCTCAGTACCAGAAACTGCAAAGTATTTACTAGATGTTCAAAAAAATAGTATTGGAATGGAAGAATGGTTTAGAAGGTTTGATACTGCCTTTGAGACGCACACAAACTATCCACCATATAATCTAATCAAAGAAAGTAGTATTGACTTTAGATTAGAAATTGCACTTGCCGGATACAAAAAAGAAGATATTGAAGTCACCACCGAATGGAATAAACTCTTTGTGCAAGCAAAGAAAGCGGATGATTCTGAAGATCAATACCTACATCAGGGATTGGCAAAGAGAGCATTCACACGCACCTGGACTCTTTCTGATGATGTGGTCGTTGGTGATGTTTCTTTTGAAGATGGACTACTGACTGTCAAATTAAATAGAGTTATTCCAGAACACCAAAAGAGAAAGGTATATGAACTTAAATAAATAATATTGAGCTAACTATCGTTGTCGCAGGGAGGTAACTGGCAAAAACCAGTTGTGCCTCCCCTTTTTTTGTGCTACAATACTAAAAGGTATGGGAAAACTATGACTGTAAAACTTGTTTTATTGAAATCTGGAGAAGATCTAATCGCAGATATTCAAGAAATGGTTAAAGATGATTTAGTTATTGGATATTTTTTAACTAAACCTTGTATTGTTAAAATGCGAAATCCAAATGTATTAACTGAAGAAGTTGAACAAAATCAAAAAGCAGCATTTCAAGTTTCTTTGTATCCTTGGATGCCACTAAGCAAAGATAAAACAATTCCATTAACTACTGAGTGGGTTGTTACAATGGTTGAACCTGTAGAAAAACTTAAAGAAATGTATTTAGAGGATGTATTGAATTATGGAAACGAAAATGATAAAGATTTTAGTTCTTCTGAACAAGGAAATTCTAATAACTCAGATTGAAGAAGTTGGATCTGAGTTAGGTGAACCTGATTGTAAATTAATTGAGCCTTTTTTAATTACTAATGATAAAATATTAGTTCCTTGGATGATGGAATATTCATCACAGAATACCTTTATGATACATTCTGACAAAATCTTAACAATTGTTGATCCAAATAATTTATTAATGAAAAAATATGAGGATCTTATTAAATGAAATTTTATACTAATGTCCAGTTAATTGGAAATAAAGTTTTGATTCGTGGATATGAAAATGGAGAAAATTTTGAAACAAGAGAAGAATTTACTCCAACTCTTTTTGTAAAAACTAAAAAAGAAACTAAGTATAAAACATTAAGCGGAGAACCGGTTGAGGTGATTCAACCGGGAACAGTTAAAGATTGTAGGGAATTTTTTAAAAGGTATGAAGATGTTGAAGGATTTGATGTATATGGGCAAGATAGATATGTTTATCAATATATTTCAGAAAAATATCCAGAAGATGAAATTAAGTTTGATATTAGCAAAATCAAACTTATAACTCTTGATATTGAAGTTGCATCAGAAGAAGGATTCCCCGATGTTGAATCTTGTTCTGAAGAAATTCTTGCAATCTCTATTCAAAATTATAATACCAAAAGGATTATAACTTGGGGAATTAAACCTTTTGAAAATAAGCAAGAAAATGTAAAATATGTTCAATGTAACTCTGAATATGATCTTCTAAATTCTTTTATTCATTATTGGTCACAACAAACTCCAGAAGTTATTACTGGATGGAATGTTCAATTATATGATATTCCATATATTGCCAAGCGTCTCAATAGAATTCTCAATGAAAAGACAATGAAGAGACTTTCTCCTTGGGGACTTGTAACTGAGGATGAAATTTATATTAATGGACGTAAACATACAGTATTTGATATTGGTGGTGTAACTGTTTTAGATTATCTGGATCTTTATAAGAAGTTTACTTATAAAGCACAGGAATCCTATCGTTTGGATTATATTGCTGAAGTAGAACTTGGGCAAAAGAAACTGGATCACTCTGAGTTTGATACATTTAAAGAATTTTATACAAATAACTGGCAAAAGTTTATTGAGTATAACATCATTGATGTGGAACTTGTTGATCGTCTAGAAGATAAAATGAAACTCATTGAACTTGCAATTACAATGGCATTTGATGCCAAAGTAAATTTTAATGATGTTTTTTATCAGGTTCGTATGTGGGATAATATTATCTACAATTATCTCAAGAAACGTAATATTGTAATTCCTCCAAAAAATAAATCTCAAAAGAATGAAAAATATGCTGGTGCTTATGTAAAGGAACCAATTCCGGGTAAGTATGATTGGGTGGTGAACTTTGACCTTAACTCACTGTATCCTCACTTGATTATGCAGTATAATATTTCTCCTGAAACTTTGGTTGATGAACGTCATCCTACTGCAACTGTTGATAAAATTCTCAATCAAGAGATTGACTTTGATGGGTATAATGATTATGCGGTATGTGCAAATGGTGCAATGTACCGTAAGGATGTTCGTGGAATTCTTCCTGAACTTATGGAGAAAATGTACAATGAGAGAGTTATCTTTAAAAAGAAGATGATTGATGCAAAGAAAGCATATGAAAAAACAAAGACAAAGGAGTTGGAAAAGGAAATTGCCAGATGCAATAACATTCAAATGGCAAAGAAGATTTCTCTTAATTCTGCTTATGGTGCTATCGGCAATCAGTACTTCCGTTATTATAAACTAGCAAATGCTGAGGCAATCACTCTTTCTGGTCAGGTTTCTATTCGTTGGATTGAATCCAAAATGAATTCTTATATCAATAAACTTCTTAAGACTGAGGATGTAGATTATGTCATTGCTTCTGATACCGATTCCATTTATCTTAATATGGGTCCTGTGGTTGAAACTGTATTCAAAGGAAGAGAGAAAACTACTGAAAGCATTGTCTCGTTCCTTGATAAGATCTGTGAGATGGAACTTGAAAAGTATATTGAGGGTTCTTACCAAGAACTGGCAACCTATGTGAATGCTTATGATCAGAAGATGCAGATGAAGCGTGAGAATATTGCTGACCGTGGAATCTGGACTGCTAAGAAGCGTTATATTCTTAATGTATGGAATAGTGAGGGTGTGGCATATACTGAACCCAAACTCAAGATGATGGGAATTGAAGCTGTTAAATCTTCAACTCCTGCTCCTTGCCGTCAGATGATTAAGGATGCTCTTAAACTAATGATGAGTGGCACTGAAGATGAAGTTATTGATTATATTGATAAGTGTCGTAATAACTTTAAGAAACTTCCTCCTGAACAAATTTCATTTCCTCGTTCTGTATCTGACACAAACAAGTACAAATCATCATCTTCAATTTATACAAAAGGAACACCCATTCACGTTCGTGGGGCGCTCCTCTTTAATCATTATATTAAAGAGGCAAAACTAACAAATAAATATTCATTAATACAAAGTGGTGAAAAGATTAAGTTTGTATATCTAAAGAAACCAAATCCAATTCACGAGAATGTGATTTCATTTATATCAGAATTTCCTAAAGAAATTAGACTTGATAAATATGTGGATTATGACCTACAATTTGAGAAAGCATTTTTAGATCCTCTCAAATCAATTCTTGATGCCATTGGATGGAACGTGGAAAAAACTGTAAACCTTGAATTATTTTTCTCTTAATGGAATTGCCAATTAATGATAAAGAACTTGAAACTATTCTTAGTGCTCTAAGACTGGGGGGTGATACTGCACTATATCAAAAACTATGGAGTTATAAGATGAATAATTTGAATAAAAATGAAAAAAAGGATGATTGATTATGGATTTTCTTAAAGATATTGTAAAAGAAATTGGCGATGACTACACAGAGTTGGCATCAGATATTGATGAGACTGAAACTTATGTGGATACGGGTTCATACATCTTTAATGCTCTTGTCAGTGGGAGTATCTTTGGTGGTGTATCTGGTAACAAGATTACTGCAATCGCAGGTGAAAGTTCTACAGGAAAGACTTTTTTTAGTTTGGCCGTCGTTAAGAATTTTCTTGATAGTAATCCTGGTGGATATTGTCTCTATTTTGATACTGAAGCAGCAATCACTAAATCACTTCTAGAAAGTCGTGGTGTTGATACGAAACGTCTTGTAGTTGTAAGAGTCGTCACAATTGAAGACTTTAGAAATAAGGCACTGAAGGCAGTTGATATATATCTTAAGTCACCAGTGGATGATCGCAAACCTTGTATGTTTGTGTTAGATTCTCTGGGTATGCTTTCTACTGATAAAGAAATTACTGATGCCCTGAATGAAAAGCAAGTCAGAGATATGACCAAATCTCAACTTGTAAAAGGTGCATTCCGAATGCTTACGCTTAAACTTGGTCAAGCAAAAATTCCAATGATTGTAACCAATCATACATATGATGTCATCGGTGCTTATGTTCCTACAAAAGAAATGGGTGGTGGTTCTGGTCTTAAGTATGCCAGTTCTACTATCGTGTATCTCAGCAAGAAAAAAGAAAAAGATGGAACAGAAGTCATTGGAAACATTATCAAGGCAAAGACTGCTAAGTCGCGTTTAAGTAAAGAAAATAAAGATGTTGAAATCCGTTTGTTCTATGATGAGCGTGGTTTAGATAAGTATTATGGACTTCTTGAATTGGGAGAACTTGGTGGACTTTGGAAGAATGTTGCTGGACGTTATGAGATAGATGGAAAGAAACTCTACGCAAAAGAGATTCTAAAAAATCCTGAAAAATACTTCACACCTGAAGTAATGCAAGCACTTGATGAGACAGCACGAAAAGAATTTAGTTATGGATAAAGTTGAATTTTTGATTCTAAGAAATTTTTTACATAATGAACAATATACAAGAAAGGTTATTCCTTTCGTTAAACCAGAATATTTTGAAGACACGAATCAAAAAATTGTATTTCAGGAAATTTTAAATTTTGTTCAAAAGTATAATCAACTTGCTACAAAAGAAGTTCTTTGTATTGAAGTTGAGAAATCTAAAGATATTAATGAAGATAGTTTTAAACAAGTCTTACAATTAATTGAATGTCTTGATGATGTTCCTATAGAATTTGATTGGTTAGTTGATACTACCGAAAAGTGGTGTCGTGACCGTGCCATTTATTTGGCTCTAATGGAATCTATTCATATTGCTGATGGTAAAGACGAAAAGAAAAATCGTGATAGCATTCCATCAATTTTATCTGATGCCCTAGCAGTATCTTTTGATACTGCAATCGGACACGACTATCTGTTAGACTATGAAAAACGTTACGAATCTTACCATAAAAAGGAGCAAAAGATTGAATTTGACCTTGAATATTTCAACAAAATTACTAAAGGTGGTTTACCTACTAAGACTCTCAATATCGCTCTTGCTGGTACAGGTGTCGGAAAGAGTCTCTTTATGTGCCACGTTGCTAGTTCCGTCTTATTGCAAGGGCGCAACGTTCTCTACATCACTCTTGAAATGGCAGAGGAGAAAATTGCTGAGCGAATTGACGCAAATTTATTGAATGTTAATATTAAAGATATTACTGATTTGCCAAGGTCTATGTTTGAATCTAAGGTAAATAGTATTGCAAAGAAAACTCAAGGAACTTTTATTATTAAAGAATATCCAACTGCTTCTGCACACTCTGGACATTTTAAGGCACTTTTGAATGAACTTGCTCTTAAGAAATCATTTAGACCTGATATTATTTTCATTGACTACCTTAATATTTGTGCTTCCTCCAGGCACAAAGCAAATGGTTCTGCAAATTCTTATTCATATATCAAGTCTATTGCTGAAGAACTTAGAGGTCTTGCAGTTGAATTTAATGTTCCAATTGTTTCTGCTACCCAGACTACTCGTAGTGGTTATGGTAACTCTGATGTTGAACTTACTGATACTTCTGAATCCTTTGGTCTCCCTGCTACTGCTGATCTTATGTTTGCCCTTATTAGCACTGAAGAGTTGGAACAACTTGGACAGATAATGGTAAAACAACTGAAGAATAGATATAATGATCCAACAATGAATAAAAGATTTGTTGTTGGTATTGATCGTGCTAAAATGCGTCTTTATGATTGTGAACAAAAAGCACAAGATGATATTATTGACAATGGAAAGGAAGAAGACTATACTTATGAAGAAGAAAAAAAACCAAAAAAATCATTTGAGGGATTTAAATTCTAATGTCTAAAATAGATACACAAAAATATATTGAATTTGTTCGTCAGACTACAAGTAAAGAAAGTACTGATTTTGCAGCACTTTTTGCTCGTTTGACTGAATTAGAACTTGCTGATGCTGATGTTCCTCGTCTTCTTACTGCTTCATTTGGTATGAGTGCAGAGGCAGGTGAGTTTACTGAAATTGTAAAGAAAATGTTTCTTCAAGGAAAACCTTATAATGAAGATAATATAGAACATTTGAAGATTGAACTTGGCGATATTATGTGGTATGCTGCACAAGCCTGCATGGCACTTGATGTTTCTTTTGAGGAAGTTCTGGAACGTAACTATTTAAAACTCAGTAAGCGTTATCCTGAAGGTGCTTTTGATGTTTATCGCTCTGAAAATAGAGATCCTAACGATAAGTGATTTTATATATTTTTCCAGATAATGGAAAAATCAGTTTATTTATAAATAAACTTAGAGTATACTATTCTAGGTAAAATGGATTCAAGAATTCTAGTAGAGTCTTCACTTGCATATCAGGCAGTATATGACGAAGAACTTCGTGATGCAATGAAAGAAAATGGATTGATTTTTGATGAAGAAAGAGCACCTGGGGTAAAACCTTATGAGCCCAGAAAGCGTAATCCTCTTCCTTCAATGAAAGAACTTTCGGGAGAAAAAGGAGACAGAAGTGGATATGGTGCTGATAAGAAGTTTACTAAACCAGATGATAAAATTGAAAAGCCAGGAACTACTGTTCCTGCACCTAAGAAAGGTGGATACGGTAGAATATCACCAGTTATTCCTCATGGCATTGGTGCTCACGCAGATAAGGTTCAATCAAGAGTTTCTACAATAACTAACAGAGACCCTGGAGCACCAAAGTCACAAAAACTACCACAAGAAAAGAAAAAACCAAGTCGTGAAATCGTTAGAAAGAAAACTAATGAAGATTATGATCTTTATGACATTATTCTTT